GAAGCCTCTATGGACATGTACAGCAACATGCAGGAGGTTGGAGCCCTGGCGTTCAGCAGCCTTACCGACATGATTGTTGAGTGGGCTGAGACCGGTAAGATGAACGTAAAAGACTTCGCATCCACGTTCATTCAGTCTATGGGCGCAGCTCTTCTCCAGTATGCGGCCGCACAGGTTGCCATGGCCGCCCTCCAGGCATTCACCTCCATGATCGGTATTCCTTATGTGGGTCCTGCTCTGGCAGGTCCAGCCGCTACAGCAGCAGCGGCCAGCGCAGGGGTGTTGATGCTTGGCGTCAGCACAGCCCTTAAAGGTCAGGCTCATGACGGTATCGACTCGGTACCTGAAACGGGTACATGGCTTTTACAAAAAGGTGAGCGTGTGACCACGGCTAAAACCAGCGCAAAACTGGATGCCACGCTTGACCGTGTTGGCAGACAGTCCACTGGAGGTCAGGCCCCAAACATCAATATACCCCTCGAAATTCACGGCGATCCCGACCAGCGCACCCTGACGCTTATTGAAGGTGCGGTGATGCGTGGAGCGAAATTAGGGTACCAGATGACCACCAACGATCTGGCAGCCGGAACAGGGAAGGCATCTAAAGCCCTTAACGGCGGGTGGACTGTAGGAAGGAAAAAACGCTGATGGCTATTTCAACCAGCATTAACTATCCGCATGACGCACTACCAGTGCCTCTACAAGAAGGATATGGGTTGCGTCCTGTCAGTCCAATAGCCAGAACGCAAATGACCAGTGGGCGAGCGCGGCAACGTCGGCGTTATACCTCAACCCCAACTGTCGCAACTGTTTCCTGGTTGCTGACTGATTCCCAGGCTCAGGCGTTTGAGGCCTGGTACCGCGATGCGATTACCGATGGTGCTGCCTGGTTCAATATGAACTTGCGTACACCGGGAGGGGAGGCGGCAAAAGTTTGCCGCTTTACGGATATTTATCAAGGTCCAGATCTGGAGGGCGGAAACTTCTGGCGCTACTCAGCTGAGCTTGAATTATACGAACGTCCTTTACTTCCGCCTGGTTGGGGTAATTTCCCTGAGTTCATAACAGGTTCGGACATTATCGATCTGGCACTGAACCGGGAGTGGCCTGAGGCATGACAATACTGAACCGGCTTTACGCCAGTGGTGGTGCTGAGGTCATCATCGATACATTGCAGATCACTGTCGGCGGTCAGAGCTACTGGCTGACCCGGGGATGGGACGATATTACTGTGAAGCTTGAAAACGGCACGGACGTTACTTTCACTGGTTCTGCCATTGATATAGCGTTGCCGGCGCGCAACTCTGACGGCACGCAGGATCTAAAATTCGCCATCAGCAATATTGACGGCGTGGTATCGACCGCAATTCGCAACGCACTGGACAGCCTTTCCACTGCCTCCTTAACGTTCCGTCGGTACGTCTCTACCGATCTGTCCGCACCCGCCGCTCCACCGTTCACCCTCGCTATCAAAGAGGGGTACTGGACGGCGACAGAAGTCCAGATCACCGCCGGCTACATGAATATCCTCGACACATCGTGGCCGCGTTATCGCTATACGCTGACAGACTTCCCGGGCCTTCGTTACCTCCAGTAGGAAATCATCATGTTCAACCCCGATAAATACCGTTCTGTCGAGTGGCAGAAGGGCGGCCGCGCTTTCCCCGCGCTCGACTGCTTTGGCATCGTTAACGAAATCCGGCGCGATCTGGCCCTAGTTCCATGGCCTGAGTTCGCCGGGGTTACAAAAGACGATAACGGCCTCGACCGGGAGGCGCGCGGGCTGATGGCTGATCTGCAGCGTTGTGAACCTGCGCCGGGCGCGGGCATTGCCTGCTATTCCAGCTCAGTGGTGACGCATGTCGCCATCGTCGTGGAGATTGACGGTGTGCTCCATGCCGCCGAGTGTAATCCCCGCACTAACGTGACCTTCCTGCCGCTGGCGCGGTTTACGCGTCGGTTTATTCGCGTGGAGTACTATCAGTGACGATCCGAATCTATCCGTCCCGGTTGCCCGGCGAACCGCTGGAATCCCACCATCATGAAACCATGACGCTCAGCGCCTGGTTTGCGCAGAACGTTAATGGCTGGGCGCCGGATCGGCAGCACCCGGTAGCGGTTGAAATCGAGGGCGTTCCGGTGCCGCCGGCAGCGTGGCCGTTGTGCGTCATTCGCCCTGACAGCGATGTAAGGATGTATCCGGTGCCCTACGGTACCGGTGCGGAAATCGCGCTATGGGCCGCTGTTGCTGTTGCGGTTGCCTCGGCGGCGTACTCCATCTATATGATGAGCACCATGCAGACGGGTGCCGCCAGCCAGTCCGGCAGTGGCGACCAGCTTGAGCTCAACCCGGCGAAAGCCAACATGGCAAAACTCGGCGACCCGGTACGGGAAATCTTCGGACGGTACCGCGTCTGGCCGGACTATGTCACGCAGCCGGTTAGCCGCTTCGTTGGTGAGACCAGCTTCGTTACCAGCATGTTTGTCGCTGTTGGCGTCGGAAATGTATCATTGCCTAAATCCGATATGAAAATAGGCAATACGCCGTTCTCTGCATTCGGAGATGATGTCAGTTACACCATCTACCCACCCGGCGCGGATGTTTCATCAGACAGCAGGACAGAGAACTGGTACAACTCCGGCGAAGTTGGCAATACCACATCCGGCACCGCTGGCCTGGATCTGGGTTCAAGCGGTCCGCAAACTGTCGGTATCAGCGCGGATGCAGTACTGGTGAGCGGCAATACCGTTACGCTCATATCAACGGGCAGCAGTGATGAAGACGTGGATGTACCCGAATCCTGGACTGCAGGTACGATTATCACCATTGAGGCTCCTGCCTCATGGACCGTCTCGAACTCGGGGGGTTACAACGTCATTTACGGTGAAATGGACGAGTTGTCGCCAGTGGTGGGCATGCCAGTTAATCTGGGCTTCAACAATACTGATTATGATCTCGTTATAGCGAGCTACACCCCTGGAGTTGATGCTGTTCCTGGCGTTGGCGGATCGGCGGCGAGCCTTCTGGCAAGTGCAGCTCCTTCGGTTTACGATTTCTCCACAGCGCCGGTAACGTTCAATATTACGTGGCAGGGAACAACGTGGCCGGTGTCGCTGCTGACAAATTACGTGACCATGAGCGGGCTGGTTTCAACAATAACGTCCCAGCTGACAGGATCCGGGTTGATCGCGTGCGACAACTCGGGTCGAATCGAAATTGCTGAATCTTCCAGTCCCTTCTCAGGCAATACGATTACCCACAGCACCCTGCCACAGTCTGCTTTTGGGGACGCGCCCGTCAGCACACCGGGCGTTAAATCGTCTGGCGGAACACCTGAAGTTCGCGCCCATATTACGCTGGCCTACAGCAGCGCTGACGGGAAGCCGTTTACGGGGATCCCGGCGGGCACGCAACGCATCTCGATTGGCTACGCTGACAACAAATACCGGATTACTGACGTGGACAGCCAGACCATTACTGTCGAGCGCGTGTTAATTTCGCAGGTACAGCAGGGGACCCCGCCTTCAACAGTTGAGGTGGTGACCGTTGACAGTACATGGCCCGGGTTTACTGACCGAACCTTGCTGGATGCCAGCATTACCGGTGTCAATGATGATTACGACTGGGTGGGCCCTTTCCTGGTTTGCCCTGATGGTGAAACCACAACCCGGTTTGAGGTGAACCTCAATTTTCAGAACGGGCTGGTTAAGTACAGTGACAAAGGGAACAAGAAGAACAAGACCGTTGAGATCATTATCCAGTATCGGGACGCGTCGACTGCTGGTGAATGGACTGAACAGGTGCTGAGCTGGAAGAGGAAAACCGAGAATCAGATAGGGTTCACCCGGGCATTCGCCGTTCCTGCAGGGCAGTATGAAGTCCGAATGAGGAGAAAGGATCCTGTAGCCGGCGGCAGCACGCGTGATCAGGTCTTCTGGCAGGCGCTTCGCTCCCGACTATCATCCCGCCCACGTCGCTATGAAGGAGTCACGACGATGGCGTTGACGGTTCGGACCGGCAACCGCCTGGCTGCGCAGTCTGATCGGCGAATAAACGTCACACCTACCCGGCTTTATGATGGTCATGCCTCGCGCACGATTAGCGGCGCGCTATACCACGTGCTGGAATCCCTCGGCTTTAAGCCTGAACAGATTGACCATACAGCGATCGATGCGCTGGAGCAGAACTACTGGACGCCCCGCGGTGAGACGTTCGACTGGGCAACCGATGACAGTAAATCAGCATTGGAAGTGCTGAAGATCATCGCCGGGGCGGGGATGGGCTACTTTCTGCTGTCAGATGGCCTGGTGTCCGCCGGGCGTGAAG